TTGATGGCAGCTAGAAAAGCGGCGCAAGTTGCAGGAAAAATAAAACCAAGAGTTAGAGTTTCTGGCGCTGGAGGAAAACCTAGAGTTAAAGCATCTGACATGCAGCCAACTCCTCCCCCACCTCCAAGCATTGCTGCTCGTGCCGCAGGAATACCTGCAGCCGTAGCTGGTGCAATAAAACGCAATCCTGGTAGAACAGCTTTAGCTGGTATCGCTGCTGGTGGCGCTTCACAAATACCATTCGGTGGGGGAACAACAACAGATGAGCCTCCTGCAGATACGTCCACTGATGACACTGGTGGGGGTGACGATACTGGTGATCAACAATCAGGCATCATGAAGTTTTTGTTTGGTTCAGATGGTATCGGCGGTGAGCCAGGTGCAGTTGGTAAAACCATGGATTATTTGGCTGACCCCAAAACCAGATATGCGCTTGCTCGTGCTGCAGAGTCACGCCCTGGCGTGGTAGATAGAAACGTGTTTACTGACTTCACGCTTGGTCAAGCTGAGTATGAAGCCGCTCAACAGCAGAATCAAACTGCTTTCATGAAGAACTTTGAGGCGTTGAGGGAGATATATCCAGATGATGTGTCCGACGAAGAAGTGGCAAAGTTAGCGTTAGGTGATTCTGATGATCCTAGAAAAACATTCTTAAGCTTATTTGAAGCAAAAGTGGGCAGCATGATTCCTCCAACTGAAGCAGATATTAAAAATTTTGCAGCACTCTCTGGTTTTGAACTTAGTGATGCTCAAATAAAACAACTGGTTTCAAGTGTTAAACCATCCGATACGGTCAGTTAGTGATTGTTCCTGTCCCTGATGGAAGCGGAAGGGTCATCGAAGTTCTGACCGATGATCCAATATACGCATCACAAAGAGCGCGTGAATGGGCTGCAGAGAATCCATCAGTAGAACGTGGTGCTGAGCTTGGCGAAGAAGATGTATCTGCCTTTGGCGATGTGTTCCGTGGTGTAGGCGCTGGCCTTGTCGGCGCTTTAGAAGGGATCAGCACGCTACCAACAGAACTGGCTGACGCAATCACTGATTCCGACGAGAACAGTTCACAAGTAATCAGAGAGTTCTTCGACAAGTACAAGCCTGAAACCTCTACAGGTATAGGCGAGGCTGCTCGCTTCATAACTCAGTTTGCTGTACCCGGTGGCGCTGCTGCCAAGGTGGCCAAAGGGCTAGGCAGGCCCGCACAAGTTGGTGCGTTTGCTGCTGCTGATGTTGCAGCCACAACACCTGATGTAGAAACGCTTGGTGACTTTCTTGATGCTGGCCCTACAAAACGAATAGAAACCAAAGATCTTGCAGCGGCAGAGTTGGCTCAAGCAAACCTAGCAAACAGATTGAAAGTTGCCACAGAGGGTGCTGCTGTGGTTTTAGGTGTCCCTGCTATAGCTAGGTTGGGCGTTTCAGCGATTGGCTCTACGGCAGAAGCTCTCGGCAAAACAGATATGGCGAAAGAGGCGGCACGCGCTATCGCTGATCCAAACACACCATTCAAGTCAGTGGGCGTGAAGCCTGATTTAACAGACCCTAACTTCTTTGAAAGACAAATTGAAAGTTTGAAAAAGACAGGGCGCAGGTTCTTGACTAATCAAGGCAGAATGCCTGATGAGTTTTCGGCGCAGTATGAGGCAACACGAGTTTCTAAAATAGCAGCTCAAAACTCTGCTGCTCGCCAAGGCGTTGAGAAGATAAACAACGCGCTCACTTACGCAAATAAAAACGAGGGGATTTTTAACAGCCAAGATCAAAGCACCATTCTCAATACGCTAAACGATTTCTTGTTTGCTGAATCAAAAACTGGCGTCAGTCGTGAAGTCGTACGAGACAATGCCGCAAAAGTGCTAAAAGATATTGATAAAAAAATTGCAGCCTCTAAGCCTAAAACTCTATTTGGCAGCGAGAGAGATCTAAGTTTGTTTGATGGCGCAACTCAGTTGAGAAAGCAGATTGATGGGCTTAGTGATTCAATCATAAAGATCAAGAATGATCCTCTTTTGCAAGAGGGTTCAAGGCAGCAGTTAATTAAAACAATTGACGGCAATCTAGGGTTCTACGGCACCAGAATATACAGAGCAGCAAAAGAGACAGATTACACTCCAACTGGTGCTCAAGAATCCAAAGCAATAGATGAATTAATTCAATCAACGGCTGGACTAGATGAAGCCTCTCGCATCACTCCAAGTAAAGCTAAAGGCATTCTTATTAACATGTTGAGCAAAATGCCCAACAATGCAAACGTCAACCCAAAGGATTTGATAGACGAAGAGGTTCTTTCAGGCGTTGGTCAAGGTGTTTTAAAAGGCAGAACGCTAGATAATTTTCCTGCAATAAGAGACTTTTTAGGCGAGTACACGGGCGCAAAAGAAGTCATTGGCCGTGAGAACACAAAGATTTTAAGAGCCAGAGATGTCGCTGAGCAAGAGGCGGGACTGAAGACAAAGATCGTTGATACTGTAGATATACTTTCAAAACAGATAGAAAAAGATAATTACTACAAGCGTTTGTTTGCTCACAATGAAGGCTTGGCTGCAGACAAAAAGTTTTTATTTGATGAAGTCCCTCCTGGCGCAAGCTTAAAAGATTACGCAGTCATTGGTAATAAGAGTCCGCTTGAAGAAATCACAGATGCGGATAGGGCTAGGTTTGGCCCCTTAGCTGGCAAATATGTCTTGAAGGAACATCAAGAGGCTTTTGAACAGGCTGGAGACATATTCAACCTAGCCAACACGATGCCTTTGTATGCGACGTTCTTGGGGATCAAGGGCATGTCGCAAGTTGCAAAGACTGTGTATAGCCCAATCACACAAATAAGGAATGCCACCACTGCAGCATTCTTTGCTCTCGCAAATGGAAACATAGGCAGTGCGGATTCACTCGCTAAGTCCGTATCTAGCGTTTTAACAAACCTCAATCAAAGATTGACTAAGGTTGGTGACTTTAAGATAGGTGAAAAGTCTGCTGCGCAAGCGAGTAAAGCTGATCTTGAAAATTACTACAACGATCTAGTTGATTTAGGTGTTATCAACACCAACGCGAAGGTGGGTGAATTTGAGGCTTTGCTCAACGACGCATTAGAGTCAACAAAAACCGTTCCAAGGATAGCTGAAAAAGCATTTCAATTTGCTAAGAATCGCCAGAATGGTTTTGCTGCCAAGCTTTACCAAGGTTCTGATGATGTTTGGAAGGCATACAGCTTTGAGATGGAACTGGCTAAGCTTCAGAAGGCTTTTAAAAACAATCCTAATGCAGCTATCCCCGTGTCTGATGGTAGAAACTTATTGGAGTTTGGGCCTGTCATTAAGATGTCTGATCCTAAGATGACACCACAGGCTCTTGAAACAGCGTTGAAAAGAGAGGCCGCTGAGATCGTAAAAGATACAGTGCCAAACTACGCAAGAGTGCCTGAAGCAATCAAAAGACTAAGGCAACTGCCTGTTGGTAACTTCATCGCGTTCCCAGCAGAAATCATCAGAACCAGCGGAAACATCCTTCAAAGATCTATCAAAGAACTAGCTAGTGAGTCGCCTGAGATAAGAGCGATTGGTATGAAGCGCCTTACCGGGATGATGGCTACAAACGTGGCGATTCCTTCGACCCTAGCAACTGCAGGTTTGTTGCTGTCTGGAGCGGACGATAAGCAGGTTCAAGCTTACAAGCGTTCCATGGCATACGAGTGGGATAGAAACTCTACTCTGATACCGATAGCCACAGACAAGGATGGCAACATCACAGAGATGTACAACTTTTCGTACACCAACCCTTATGATTACATGTTGCGCCCAGCAAGAGCCGTATATAACGCAGTGGCAAATGGAGTGACCTCTGAGAAAGATTTATCAGAGATAGCTTTTGATGCATCAACCGACTCGCTCTACGAGTTTGCAGCCCCATTTGCAAACGAATCAATCATTACGCAAAAATTATTTGATGTTGCTCGCAACAGAACAGATTTTGGCGCACCTGTATACAACAACCTAGACCCTCTTGGCCTTAAATCAGCAAAAATGATAGCGCATTTTGCCGAAGGACTAACGCCAGGCTTATCACCAGTCCGGCTTACAGGTGATGTAGGCAACCCAGAGATAGGCTACTTTGGTGTTAAGTTTGGAGACTTTCCAAAAGCAATTGGTTCTGTCGCAGGTATGGATCCAAGAAGTGCTGTGACTCGACAAGGGTATCGCATTGACCCAGCGCAAGAATTTGCGGAGGCACTCACAGGGCTGAAGACGATCAAGCCCAGAGTAAAAAGAACTTTGTACTATCGCGGTGTAGAAGCAGCAAGGAATGTGCGAGATGCATCTGCAATCTTTAACCAAGTTGCAAAGTCACGCGGTGATGTGAGCGCAGAAAAAGTAACTCAGGCGTACATCACAGCCAACGAACAAAGATTCAAGGCCCTGCGCGATCTCAACATGGCGATTGAAGACGCAAAAACTCTTGGCCTTTCCACCGCAGATATCGTTCAGCCTTTGAAGGAGGCAAAGACTCCAAAGCTTAGAGAGGTTCTTGCGGGTAGGTTTGAGGCATTCTTCCCCACAAAAGAAACTATTAAGCTTGCAATGCAAGGCACTGAAGACAAGCTTTCTAATCCGTTTGACTTCGATCAAATTACAAACGCATACAGAAACTTCCAAGGCGCTGCACTAAGACCACAAGCTGCAGCGGACGCACAGGCCGCACAAGCGCCTGTTTCCACGCCCCCTACACAACCACAGCCTGCGCCTCCAACCGCGCCTACACAGCCTAGCACGCCGCCTACGTCGCTGTTTGACCGTGGCATTGATGCATTGAGACAGGTAGAGTTGAACAAACTCCTAGGCATCGATTAGTTTGATCCCAAAAAGAAAGCGGCCAAAGTCTAAATACTTTGCAAAGAAGACTGAATACGATGGCATCGTGTTCGATTCCAAGCTTGAAGCAGCCAGGTACAAAATACTCAAGCAACTAGAGAAGGCTGGCGAGCTATCTGATCTTGAAGTCCAGGTGGACTTCCCCTGCGTAGTCACCGTCAACGGCGAGGATCAGAAGATCTGCTCGTACATAGCAGACTTCCGATACAAGCGCGATGGTGAGTATGTGGTCGAAGACACCAAGGGCGTGATCACTCAGGTGTTCAGGCTCAAGAAGAAACTGGTCGAAGCACTCTACCCCGGCACCAAGATACTGATCGTCAAAGACCCACGCAGCTGGGACTAAAATTTAAGTAAAAGAAATACCGTTTGATCTCAGTAAGCTCTCTAGCTCGTTGATGCGTATTTTTAAAAAAGTTTCTTGGCAAATGTTGCGCGCTCTTACTCCAGAAACATCAAACTTTTTCCCAATTTCTAGATAAGTCATGCCTGACTTTCTCATCAGATAAATTTCCTGATTCCTCTTTTTAATTTTATAGGTTGGTTCAGTCATATAGATTATCCTCCACGGTGACAGATTTTTAAAAAGGGTAGACAGATTGCTTTCTGTCAAAATGGCGCAGTGCGCTCATCCATGTTGTCGATTTGACTGCCAGGGAACTCACTCCTGATCACCTCACTATTGATCATCATCTCAGCGTTGAACTGCACCTTGGATAGCTCACGCATCTCTGCGCTGCTGTAGTGGTATTCTCCGCTCACTTCTGACGTTGAGTTGTAGAAGTCTATGATGCCCACCCTGTACGCCACAGAGTCTTCTGTGCTGCGTTCTGGCATGTGATCTGCGTTCACCAACTCAGGTATCCACAGGTGATCTTTGCAGCCAAGCTTCTGCTCTTCAAAAGGTATGGCCCTGTTACTGCGTGAACAGTACCAAGTCGCACCATTGCTGGTGGTGAGTGGCTTGATGTTCTTGCAGTTCCTGCAGTTCACCGACTCAGGCAAGCGCCGTCCATAGTAGATGTCTTTGTACAGATCAGGCTCACTC